CATGTTTCTGCTGGTACTACACCAGATCCAGAAGCATTAATATCGCGCACTTTACCCCATACTGTAACTCTACCATTACTATCATTGTCTATATCAGAGGTAGCAACACCAAGCGTGTAAAGATTTGGATAGTCGCCATTTGCAGTGAAAGGTGTCGCAAGTAATCTGGCGTTACCATTCTCGGTTGCAGCGCCAGCAAAACGAACAACTGTACCATTAGGAATCAATGATCCTGTTTCGTTTCTTACATAGCCGTAAAGCTCTTGACCAATCTGCTGTGTGACTCCGCCTGGATGAGTAAGATTAAGTGTCTGATCGTCCGGATCCCAACACAACGTTCCTACTAATCTTTCTTCATCGTGTGTATGATTTAAATTAAAATGAATTTGTTCTATGGGTCCAATCTTATCCGTGAATTGTACTTTTTTTGTAGCAGCGTCATATTCCAATACGAAATTATCATTATTGGATGTCATTGTTGATCTGTTTACGTCATCAAGATAGCGGAAGTTAACTTCACCACCACCGCCAAGCGAAGATAGTTGTGTTTGAATTTTTACAAGAAAATCAGAATAGTGTTTATTGAATTGATCTAACGTAACAAACTTTTGATTGAGAGGATTTAAAGAGTCTTTTTGTTCGTGTACTTTTCGAGGGGCAAGTCTTTCCGCAAGAGCTTGGATCGTATCAATAGCTGGAGCTATTTCTTTTTCAATTAATTCTTGTGAATTCGTATCTAATTGCTGTATCGCATTTGATTGTTCTGTTGCGATTGAAAGAAGCTTTTTAAATTCGCTGATATCCGCAGCAGAAACTTTAGGTTTCACCGGTTCTGGCTCAGGCTCTGGTTTTAATTTATGAAGATGCGCTTCTTTAAGTAATTTATTTAATTCGTCAAGTGCACTCATGATTTAATCTCTTATTTCTGCCAACCTTTGATGTATTGATCTGAGAAGTTAGCAAGACTAAATCCCATACGATCCACAATCTTGAGCGCATTTTTTCCGTAATGGTCAATGGCAACAAATCCTTCTTGGCCTGTTACTTCGAATCCTTTTGCGGTTTTGAGTAGTGTTTTAATACCACCAACTTTATTTAATTTATTTATGATAACATATTTCATGTCAACCATCAAATCATATAGCGCAAATATATCTTCAAGTTTTTTCGTATTGCCTGGAGCGGCAAAGATTTGTAATGCTAACGTTGCTTTATCCATTTGTGTTTTCTTACCAGCGGGTGTTTTACGTGCATCTGCTTCTTTCTTATAATATTCTTGTATGTATTTTTGTAAATCTTTAACAAAAGGTTTGACCGCGCCAATACGTTGCCCGTCACGTACTTTTGTATTAATAAAAGTATTTACCTTTTGATTTAAATCTGCGTTTGTTCCAAGTTCATTTAAGACCGCGACATCTATTGTTCTAAACAATGTTCCTGCTTGACTTAACTGGGCAGTTAGAGCTTTGTTCTCTGCGTCGGTAAATGTTGCTGTACCTGACTTATCTTCAAAGGTTGCATCTACGTGCCAGACCGATTTAATCTTCTTGAGTTTTGTTGAGATCGCAATACCAAAACTTGCAGACATTGCTTCAAGAGTTGGTCCTGTGTATGTTGTGTGCCAGACCACACCGATCTTGGATCCTGAAATTGTCTTACCGAGGCTTGATGATTTAGGTACCGCGTAAACAATGGTATTAGGATGGAAAGTAACACACGATTCTCCATCAATATCTTCCGTTTTAAGATCGTCATCCGTATATAAGAAATCACCTTGTACTACTCCAATTATTCCGAGATTAGCGAATTCTTTTAAAGCAACCTTAAATTTGCTATTGAGTTCACCACTCAGATCATTATCAATTTCTGCATTTGTTTTATACAGTTTCGGAGTCTTATTAAATACTCCTTTCTTTGCCACAAAGAACTTTCCATCGGAAGGATCAATGCCAGCAAAAATTGCGGGCGCGCCATCCCACTTTGTTGTAATATTAACAGGAGCCTTGGTATTACCTGATAGCATATCACGAATATTACGAATATAATTAATTACATTTCGTGTTCCTTTTACACCGCCATCAATAACAGCATCTTCGAGGTGCGTCATATGGAGATTAGCATCGGCTTCAGTTATATAACTTTTAAACGATTTCATTTATTCTTTAACCTAAGATAGCCTTTATGTTTAAAATCTAATTCTACTTTCTTTTTAATAATTGCTGCTATATCGTTAATCATCTTAACATCTTTGCGTTGTACATCTTGCATTAACTTATCTTTTACATCTTTAAGAATCATATCAATAATACTACTATGATCCATAGCAAGATCCCCTTCCGCTATGAATTCTTCTACGTACGATTGTATCCATTTCTTTGCTTTAGGATTTTCGATAGCAGACTTAGAAAATTTACTTGCCCACTTATAACCGTCCATAAGATTAGATTCAATGCTTGCACCTGCTGAATTATCAATAATAATAAAGTCAGTACCAAACATTTTCTGATACCCACCAATGTTCTTTTGAACTTCTTTCCATAATGTGGTGACTTGCTGAACCGACAGCGATCGTTCCCTTGCGTCATTACGAGCAATTGCAGTGTCTAAATCCGTATTAACATATATCATTCCTACATCATAACCCAAGCTTTTTAACTCTTTTGCTTGTTTTTCAATCTTATCAGCGTTCTTACCTGTTCCATCAATAACTAATCCTAAACGACCACGTAAATAACCAGCCATTCTTGCATCTGTTAGTTTCTTTGCTTTATCTCGAATCTCTTGTCCTTGGGTTGAAAAGATAGTATCAGCGTCCATTGTTAAGCCAGCTTTTTTCATTGCTCTTTCAAATGCATCATCTGAATTAACAACTTTAAATCCAAGAATAGGCAATGCGGTTTTTCCAACGACGTATGATTTGCCCGAGCCAGGCCCGCCTGCCAAAAAGATTGCTTTGAATATCGCGGGATCATTTGGACCTTCGCTAATAAATATTTTAAATGAATCCATTACAGTGATACCTCGCCTGGAATATTAACCGCCTGACTAATTTCAATACCTAAGAAATTCATTAACTGATTAAACATCTGTTTACCAACTACCGCGATCTTCTTAAGTGTTGCTTTAACCTTTGCCATCACAACGGTGATTGCTTTCTGAACTTTTGCGACCAATCCTTTACCGACGCCTACTGCGGCTGCGCCTGCCCTCTTAAACATATCAAAAGGATCTTCGCATAAGTAATCTTCTGTTAATAAACCATCTACCTTAGATAGTTCTTCAACTATAATATCTCTAAAGGATTGTACAGATTCACTCTGTGCAGTTATATTCAATCTTAAAGAAGAATATGCAGGAGCTCCACCACCACCAGATTTAAATGTGATAGCAGGTTTAACTATTTTTGCGTATTTTTGAATGATAGGATCATTAATACTGTTGATTGGTTCTAATACAACCTTTCCACTAAGTTCAAACTTACCTAACATGTTTGCAGCTGCTTTAGCATTTGGGGATCCAAACTTATGATTACCCGTTGCTGCTTCAAGTACAATATGTTTGCTAAATAAAGTATTTGCCGCGGTGTTCTGATTCATATAAGAACTAAGTAGTGTACTCAATTCTTTGTTTTGTTTATCTTTTGCTTGGAAGTCAGAAATTTCAGAGTTAGACAATCCTTTAGCAGCAGACTGTTTAAGGGCAGTCACAGTAGAGTTTGAAATCAATCTTTCCATCTTTGTTTCCAAATTGGAAACTAGATCTTGCGCAAATTTCTTTTCATTTCCCATTTCTGACAAAGCGGCTTTAACAATTGCGATTGACTCTTCTTTAGCAGCCGATGCCAATTGAGAACCACCTGCTTTCTTTAATGAAATTCTTTCACTGAAATCATTAGATGCAATATCAGTCTTTGGAGTTTTATCTGCTCTTGAAAAATTCCATAAAGGTCCTAATGTAACTGTACCAACCGCACCACCTCTACCTGTGTGAACTAACGCTTTGGCAGATAAACCAGATTTGAAGTTCTTAGCAATTTCTAATGATTGGTCTTTATATCCATCCCAATACTTCATTGCCGCCTCTTCGGTTGTAGGATCTGTCTTTTGATTGTTTAATTGATTATAAGCAAATACAATTAGATCTTCCCATTCAGCACCAGATGGCATTCCTCCGCCTTCTTTGTGTTGTACAAAGTCAGATGCCTTGTAACCTTTACCACCACGTAGATGATATACCTTTCCATCAGGAGCTTTAAGAAACTTCTCATACTCACCCGTTTTAGATCCAAGTTCGGCCGCTACCTTTGCAGCCCCAGAAACAACTTCAAACACGTCACCTTTCTTATATCCAGCCTTATCAAATTCAGGAGTACTTGTTCCTTTCCATATAACTTTGACGCCTGGAATATAGTCAGGTTTCATGATAGTTGCTTCTGATAGCGACCTGATATATGTTTTAAACCCTTTCATATATTACCTATTAAAATTAGTCTATGTCTATAGAGTTATTTATACAGATACTTATGTTAAAGCAACATCTCCAAAAACTTTCTGGCCAGGCTTGCGTTTATTCAGTCTCATACCAATGTCGGTCTTATCGAAGACTGGCGAACTATCATCCCAGTTCTTTTTTGCATGTTTCCCACCACCTCCAGACGGAGCCTCGAGATTAATATTCTCTTGGGCAGATTCTTCGAGTTCATATATCTTCATCTTTGCGCGTTCAATACCAACCAAGAATCTTCGATAGTAACCGATGTCACCCCAACGATTCTTCAACTGTTTAATCATGAGTTGATTCATCTCTTCAAGATATTCAGAGCTTACTAGACCAAGAATACAGTCTGCTGTGTGGGTTATACCCATTGACTCTGAAGTGTTTGTTAGATCAACATCTGAGTTGCCGTACGCATCTCTATTGTACTGGGAAGATGTAACGATTGCACAATTATATTCCATAGCGAGACCACGAACTTCTTCCGCGATAGATTTTACTAAAGTATAACTATTTGCTGCAGCTGCACCTTTTACTCGAGCAGATGAACAGATGTTCAAGTAATCAAGAAAGATAACGTCAGGGGCAAAATTCTTTTTCAGTTTTAACTCATTAAGCAGATGCCTAAAGTGACCGCTATGAGCAGATCCTGTAGGGAATTCCTTAATAACCAATTTACCTGTAGTCTTTGACTTGAGCCGATTCATTCGCTTCTCAAATACATCACGAGGAACTTCAGCAACTTCATCAAGAGTAATATCCATAATGTTTGCGTCAATCCTTCGACCAATTTCCTCAGCAGCCATTTCCATTGTAATATACAGAACGTTCTTGCCATACATCAAATGATTAGCAGCGAAATGGCATTTAAGTAAAGACTTGCCACCGCCAGTTGTTGCCAACAAGACAGTCATAGATTTACGGGGTATACCACCTTTAGTAATTTTGTTTAGAATTTCAATGTCGAATGGAATACGTTCTTCCTTGCGATGATAATGTTCATAACGATCATCTCCATCTTCAAGGAAATCATGACCAACAGATTGGTCAAAGTTGATACCCAATGAATCCGAGAGCAATCCTGGGATTGCCCCCTTATCCAATTGTTCTTTGTCTTGACCATCAAGAATCAGAATTGCTTTGCGTATACTATTATATAAATCTTTGTCTTGGCAAAACTTTTCTGTTTCATCAACCAAAAACTCCATATTGGTATTAGCATCAATTGACATACTATCAACTAATTGGTGAACACCTTGATACGTATCTTCGTTCAGATCCTTGCGTTTATCAACGGCAATCTTTAAAGCTTCAAGTGAAGGTGGCGCCTTGTACTTTTCCATGTACTCGGAAGCCGTTTGAAACACTTTACGAAGTACGGTGTTATCGAAGTAATCTTCTTTTAAATATGGAAATACCTTGCGGCAATAGTCCTCATTCAGTATCAGATTCGATAGTATCGTCTTCTCGAGCATTTTGATCTCCCATTACTGCTGCGTTTAATTTAAACTTGCGTTCAATATATTCATTGTATTTAGGACATTTCATGATACGCTCAAAGAACTCATCATCAACCATAATATCCTTTGCTCTGCGTTTTGGTTCCATTACCTCACCGGTAGATATATTAACTTCGTTATACCAGCCTTGAGTTTTTGAAATAAGATGACCTGATTCCAAAGCCAATTCCATTAATGAAGACCATTTCTGAATACCTTTATCAAATAATACAGTGAAAGGCAGTTTTGATTTTTCCTTGACATATCTTGACTTTTCAATGTTAATTGTAAACTTGAAACCTTCAAGATCCTTGCCATCCTTCTCTTGGGATTTACCAATAATGAATACTTGGTTTGCACTGTACATAATACCTGTACCACCAGATACAACAGCTTTTGGAAATAATCCCATCTCTTGATATACATGGTTAATAGCGATACAAGGAATATCACGAGTAGTTAGCTTAGGTGTAACAATACGGAACAACGACTTGATCTGTTTTGCGCGAGACATGTCAGCAACTGACTTTTCAGACATAGCATCTTCGACTTCTTTCTTCGAAGCAAGGTTACCAATTGAGTCAATCAGAATCATAACACGATCGCCTTTACTAACTTCTTCAAGACGTTTTGTCAAATCAAACTTTAGCTGTTCTACATCTTCCAATGGCACGTGAATAACACGGTCAATATCAATATCAAAACTTTGTAAATAATCGGGCGTGATACCATATTCTGAATCATATAGTAGTGCAACACCATCCTTATACTTATCAAGGTATGCCTTCATACAGTATAGACCTAAAAGCGTTTTGAAACTTTTAGATACACCAGCTAGGACCGTTAACCCAGGAATCAATCCACCATTAAGACTACCACTAAAGGCAATATTAACAATAGGAAGATCTGTTTTAATAGGATCCTTTACTTGAAAGAAGTCAGATTTGGAAAGAACCGAAGATCCTTTAACCGAACCTGCCTTCAACATTTTATCTAGTAAACTCATATTTTATTCTCCACTTAGAATTGTATATAACTTATCGGCAAACGCATCGAGTTTCTCATATCGGTTTGGCCAATAGATGTAATCCTTTTCAGGGTTTGCCTTTAAGTTATTCAATAGCGGTACTACCGCATCATATATTAATTGTGCCTTAGCGGCGCTCGCATTAGCAGAAGCTGCGGTTGTAGTAACCTCGGCCTTCGCTTGTTGAACTACTTCTAATTCATCAGCATCGACAGCAGTAAAACCAAAATCAAAATCAAGGATGGTGGTTTCTTTTTCTATAGACATATTGTCTCCTTTAAAAGAGGGGGGTCCGAAGACCCCCATGCTGATATTAACTACGAGCCAATTCCTTAAAAATACTAAGGTCATCATCATCACTTGCGGCTAAGCCTACTGAAGGTTCTGCCGTTGCCATTCTTGGCTCGGACGAATAGCTAGACATACTGGACAAATCCAATTCATCCGCTGTTTCAGTAACCGGTGCAGAAGCAGTCGGCGCATCATTTTGTAAATCAAGTACTCGATACAATTTAGTTCTTAGTTCAGTGTAAGATTTGAAATTACTTTCTGATACTAACTCCTGTAGAGAATGTTGTTCTCCCCAAATCCTTTCTAACTCTGCATCATCTTCTGACAATGGAGTAGCAGGATCGAACTCAGATTTATCGTAGTTCGGATAACCTTCGAATTGACGGATCTTCAACCTGAAGTTTGCGCCTTCCCATAAATCAAACGGATTGGTCGGTTCTTCATCTTCGAACGTAGGGTTCATAAGATCATTCAACTTATCAAAGATTTTTTTACCAAACTGATACATGAATACTTTACCTTCATTTTCAGGTTGGCCTGGGTCTTTAACAACAAAGATATTGGCAGTATACTTCAGCCTGCGCTTCTGTTTACGTGCTTGTTCTTTATCAGCTTCAACACCAGAGTTCCACAGCTTAGAGTTAAACTCTGATACTGGGTCATCTTGATTGAGGGTTGTTAGTGAGTTTTCAATATACCAAAGACCTGTTGGTCCTTGGAAACCGTGATCCCAAATTCGTACGAAAGGCATTTCTTCACCTTTAGAGGCTGGTAGGAATCGAATAACGGCGAAGCCATTTCCTGCCTTATCTTTTGTTGGTTTCCAAAATTTTCCTGCGTTCGGATCTGAGTAGGATTTTGTAGAAATCTTTTCGAGTTGTGAATTCAACTTGTCGAGAGTCTTCGAGCGGTTCTTCTTAAGTGAAGAAAAGTCTGTAAGTGCCATAATTAGTTCTCCTATTATATAGCGTTATATTTGCGTAGTATTTAAATAATAAATCGATCTTTGATTAATTTCTTAAACCGATCTGCGTCAAAATCTAAAAAAGGTTTATACTTTTTAGATTTGTTTATTATATCACAAGATACGTGTTTGTCAACTATTTTTTCTTGCCAGTATGAAAATATATTCGCACTGTGTGCAAGAATAGTAAATGTTTCCAAACTAATCTTCTTTTGTAACAACATTGTCATTACCAAAGGATGTTGCCCATCTATTGATATAAAGTTTCGCTTGTATTCATCATCAAGATGAGCAAGCTCGGATTTGAAGATATAACCTAATGATTCTATCCTCTTCCTCCAATTCGTATATCTGGCTTCTCCTTCGCTGTCGAGTAGATCTCGAACCCAGATGTTTTTATTTATTAAAAGATTACTCAATATTAAACCATGTGGGTCATCTTTTTTAGAAAGTTTTGCGAATGAATATGCATCGTTTCGAGACATAAATGTATCAAAGTTTGCGCGTACTTTTCCATTATATTTAAAGTAATCATAACCGTCCGTTGTAAAATGTTTCTTTAGCGCAAGAAATTTAACGTACGTGTTAAACGAATCATCACTTACTAAAGTCTGTGATATCTTGTTCATCTTCTTTTTGCACCATTCTTAAACTAACTGCCTCAGTTCGTATCTTTTCTTTCAACACCGAACTCTTTTTGACTATCTGAGCGATAGTCTCAATTTCAATACCATTCTTCTCAGAGTAATCAACAAGGGCATCAATATATGGGACTCCGTTTGCGATATGTCTGCTTATTTCATGGTGTATTTTATCTGGTGTTAAAGTCACAACGGACATATCAAGTTTTTCCTTAGATTCTTTTTTAGTCATGTATACCCTTATATTATATACTAGTTGCCAGGATATGTCAATAGTTATTTTTGTTAATGTTTTATTTAATTTGTTAGACTATTATACAACAGTATACTATAAATGTCAATGGATTATTTTACTA